ATTTGGTTTATTGTGCCCCCCGTCGATAGCTCTTTGTTGACGACAGTGCTAATGGGCATGCTAGGTCTAGGCGTTATGCGGAGCGCAGAAAAGATAAAGAAAGTGAGCCGCGAAAAATGACAAATCTAAAGTATTTTAAAAGGTCTGATTTTGACTGCCAGCAGACAGGAAATAACGAAATGGATGACAATTTTCTGCTCCGTTTAGACGAGTTAAGAGAAATATGCGGGTTTCCTTTTATTATTACTAGCGGTTACCGCGACTCTACACACAGCATTGAAGCTAAGAAAAAAAAGCCCGGAACCCATACCAAGGGGGTAGCCGCAGACATACGGTACAGTAGCTCTTCTCAAGCCTACACACTGGTAAAGAACGCTCAAGAAATGGGGTTTAAAGGTGTAGGGGTGGCAAAAACTTTCATCCACGTAGATGATCGGGAAACTCCTTCAGTTCTCTGGGTGTATTGATAGCTTGCGCTTATTGTTAGCGCAGAATACAATCTCAGGGTAAATTACTAATGAAGCCCCACGATCCACAAAACCTTCTGGGCCATTTGTGCAGGCGAGGCAGACCGAAGTAATTAGAAAAGCTACGCAAAGCGCCACGCCATAGGCGACGTTAAGCAGGCTAAGAAAACAGTTATCTTAAATTCTAATTAACGGAGGATTGCCTAATGGCTTTTCCAAATATTAGCGACATTGTCGCCACTACCATCATGTCCCGCACCAAAAAGATTGCGGATAACGTGACGGACAACAACGTACTTCTTAAAAAGCTGTCACTTAAAGGAAAAATTAAGCCTTTTTCTGGCGGATCAAAAATCTTGCAAGAGCTTTCTTTTGCGGAAAACAGTAACGCAGGCTGGTATTCAGGTTATGACCTGTTGCCCGTTGGTGTTTCTGACGTATTAAGTGCAGCAGAGTTTGAAATTAAGCAGGCCGCAGTGCCTGTCGTTATCTCTGGTCTGGAAATGCTCCAGAACAGCGGTCGTGAAAAAATAATTGATTTGCTAGAAGCGCGTATGTCAGTAGCTGAATCAACACTATCTAACTTGATCTGTGAAGGTCTTTACTCTGATGGCACAGCCAATGGCGGTAAAGAGATCACTGGTCTTGACCTAGCAGTGCCGGTCGATCCAACTACCGGGACATACGGCGGTATTGATCGGGCAACGTGGACTTTCTGGCGTTCTGTTGCATCGACCGGCGTTGTACTAACAGCAGCAAACATACAAGAGAAAATGAACTCTGTATGGGCGCAGTTAGTGCGCGGTAAAGACATGCCTGACTTGATTGTCATGGATAACACATCGTGGGAAATTTATGTTGCTAGCCTACAAGCTCAACAGCGCTTTCATCAGGCTGAAGTAGGCGATCTTGGCTTCCCAACTCTGAAGTTCCAAGGTACTGACGTTTGTCTAGACGGCGGCATCGGCGGAAACGCCGCAGCGGGTACTACATACTTCTTGAACTGTGACTATATCCATTACAGACCTCATAGAAACCGTAACATGGTTCCTTTGAGTCCTAATAAGCGATATGCCACTAACCAAGACGCTGAAGTTCAGACTCTTGCGTGGGCAGGAAACTTAACGTCTTCCGGTAGTAGGTATCAAGGTCGTTTGATTAGCGCGTAACGGATAGGGGGCGTAAAGCCCCCTTTTTTCAGGAGAGAAATATGAATGTACCAACTTCGTATGTAGACGACATTGCCATTGCTATTAGAATGAGTGAGTTACCGAACGCTTCTTTTTCAACGGGGATGAATGGCGGAGCTAGTAACGCTCCGGGCATAGGCATAAACGTAGGTGGCGGAGCGGTAATAGGTACGGCTGACCAGTTTACGTTGTTAGACCAAGCGGGTGCGGGTAGAACTCCGCAAGACTCTCAGCAGTTTAGCGGCGTAGCCCAACCTATTGATGCAGTCACACCAAGTGCAAACGGCGACGGTTCTTGGACTGTTACTGGAGAAGCAACGCTATCTACTTTATCTGCGGGCTGGACTGCCGTAGTGCCGCCTTAAACCTTAATTTTAAGTTATAACACTCCTTGTAGCTCAAGGAGTGCCATACTTTACTGATCCAAGTTATACCTATAACCACAGAAGGAAGTAAAGAAGATGAGTGAACTAGAAGCGTTAGACGCAAGCGCATACAGCATGGCAAATAACCAAATGCCTGCACCTCAACAAGCTACTCATGGGCTGCACGTACAGTTTTACATGCACCCGTTGCAAGACACGCTAAGAACAATTGAAGAAGGCCGGCCCATATTTAATGACACTCCTTACGTCATGATAATGGTGCCCGGAGACAAAGATTCAGTTGTCCGGCGACCTGTCAGAGTAGGGGTACACCCGAAAGACGACAACATGAGATTTGCTGGAGAATACCAAGCATTTCAAGCTAATAGGGAGCAGCCGATAGAAGGAACTCCGTTAGCGGAGTGGCCTTTAATGACTGCTTCTGAAATAAAAGAAATGGAATACTTTGGGATACGGACTGTAGAAAACCTAGCTGGGTTGGCCGACGTTAAAGCCTCTCAGTTTATGGGAATGCAAGACAAGAAAAAGAAAGCTAATGAGTGGCTGCAAAACACAAAAGATGGTGCCCCTATGCTTCGTTTAAACGCGGAACTTGCAGAACGGGACAACAAAATTGAAGTAATGCAGCAGCAGCTTGAAGAGTTATTAGCAAAACCCAGCAAAAAGAAAACCCGCGATGTAGCGGAGTGAGGCTAAGCAGTGGCTATTAACAGGCTAAGCACAGTAAATGACATAATAAATCAGGTGGCCGTAGAAGTAGGGTTAACCCCGGCTTCAAATGTATTTTCTACCCCTGATGTCGCTTTTGAACAGCTACGTTACTTGTTACAAAGCAGTTTAAAAGAGTTACTTGAGCTTTTTCCTTGGCAAATACTCACTCGCTCGTTCTCTTATACGACAGTTCAGGGGGAAGTAGGTAAACTAGCGCTTCCCTCTGACTTTGCGTACATGATTCCGCAAACCGGGTGGGATCAAAACAATAACGTACCCCTTGTAGGGCCGTTGTCTCCTCAAGATTGGACGTATTTAAGAGGCCGCGATTTAGTTGGCTCAACTATTTACGCTTCGTTTCGTTTAAACGAAAACCAATTATGGATATTCCCCCAAACGCCTATGCCTGCGGATTTGCATATCACGTTTGAGTACATATCTCTAAACCTCATACAAAAAGCGGGCGTATTGCCCATTGAGTATACGGATCAGATAGAAGAGGCCGCAGACATACCTTTGTTCCCTCCTCACTTGATACAACGGTTATTAAAAGCTAAATACTTAGAAGCTAAAGGGTTTGACTCTCAAAAAGCTCAAGACAGTTTCTGGATGTCGTTTAATTCTTGGTCGGGAAGAGACAACTCTGCGCCTATATTGAACGCTGGACGCGCTATGAGGGGCTACAACTACCTAAACGGTTTTTACAACACCCCCGATACAAATTACGGTCGAGCGGTATAAGTGCCTATCCCGCAGATAAGGCGAGGGCAGCAACAAAACTCTCAAGCTACTACTATTCCCGCTTCTATGGAGGGTATAAATGTAGTTACTTCGCTAGCGCTGCAAAGCCCCGCTGAATGCGTCTACACCTATAATCTAATTTCTCAAGACTTAGGTATGGTAGTACGCAAAGGTTTTGAAGAATGGGCAAACGGTTGGACAGGCGGCACAGCTAAGACAGCTATACCGTTTGAAGGCCATTTAGACGCAGACGATAAGCTCTTTATTGCAAACGATGCTGGTATATGGGACTGCACGACTGAAGGAACAACTACTCCTACGCAAGTATTGACTTGGGCCACTACAGGTGGCGAGGCAGGGTACTGTTCTTATCAAGTCTTTACAAACGACGGCGACGATATGTTTGTGCTGCTTTGTGACAGCGTAAACGGATACCACGTTTATACGCAAACGACAAACACTTGGGCGGCGATAACTCAAGGTGCAGGCGCAGGACAAATTGCAGGCGTAAACCCCGCTCTTTTTGACTTTGTAATGATATGGAAAAATAGAGTCTGGTTTGTGCAGAAAGACTCTTCTAATGGCTGGTACTTAGATGTAGCCACACTGTATGGCGCTGCAACAAAGTTTAACTTTGGTAGCCAATTTAGGCAGGGCGGCGCTTTACGGATGATGTACAACTGGTCGCTAGATGGGGGCCTTGGCATAGACGACCTTTTAGTAGCCGTTTCTGCCGCAGGCGACATAGTCGTCTATCAAGGAACAGACCCAGACAACGCGACTACTTTTTCTTTAACGGGTTCGTGGTTCATAGGGGGAGTGCCTAAAGGTAATCGCTTCGGCGTAGAGTTTGGTGGTGAAGTTTACATACTGTCTATCTATGGATTGCTTCCTATATCTCAATTGTTAAACGGCTCTAG